GCGTTCTGCCGTGATTCGATCTTCGTAATCGTTCGCGGGTGTTACCAATCCCCTTGCGACGCATTCGTCGTACCATTCCTGATTCGACAAAACGGCAATCGGCGTCGGCTTGGGTGTCGGTGTCGGTGTATTGGTCGGCGTCGGCGTGATGTTCAAAATGGATATTTCCGTTTTCAGTTCGGCAATCTCCAACTGATATGCACTTTCTTTTGCCCTGACCTTGTCCGCAAGGTTCGCACCCATTATGACCGAAAGGACGAATCCGAAATATAATACGAGAATCGTAATCATTGGTTTTTTATCGTTCATTGTCCACCCCCGAAAAGCCTTTTGGCGTTCTTGGATTCCCAATGCTGCCCAATGCGGTGTCTGATTATCCGTTCAAGTTCCGGTTCCTGACCTTCTTTCAACAATGCCGTCAATTCGCTCGTAATTCCGAAAATGTCCTCGCGTGTTACCGTATGACAAATACTGTTCTTGTTGTCGTTGTGCTTGATAACGGTTGCGGCGGAATAATGAACAATCTTGTCCGTGTGCGCAAGGCAACGAAGGTTAAAGATGCAATCTTCTTCAAATCTGATATTCCACGGAAAATAGATTGCATTCTCGATCAAGAACTCGCGGCGATAAATTTTATTCCAAACAAGAACCCATTTCTGGGGCAGATTGTTTTTGGCGTACCAACCCGCATTGTTGAAAAATCGCGCCGCCTTCATTTCGTTTTCTTGTCGCCAATGGTTAAACTGTACGACGTCAAAACCCATTCCCACAACAGACAACATCGAACCAATGCCGCCTTCGGACATTTCGTCGTCAGAATCCAAAAAGGTTATATAGTCGCCTTGTGCCTCATTCATTCCGACATTCCGCGCCCAAGACACGCCAAACGGGGTTTTGGTCTTTCGTATCACCTTGAACCTGTCGGCATACTCGGCGATTATCTCGGAACTTCCGTCGTCCGAACCGTCGTCAACGACTATGACTTCGACGTCGTCGTTTGAATATACGGAATCAAGGCAACGACGGACGAAGTCTTTTTCGTTATAAACGGGGATAATGATAGACAATTTCATTTCTGTTCCCCCTTGATGTAATATCCGTATCGGTCATATATGAACAACGGTTGAATGTTCTTGTATCGTTCCAAGACGTTTTCTGGCGTCAGGTCGTCTTGTATGTGAACCTCCCACGGGTTGCCGTAATGCGAACGATTCTTCCATTGATAAGGAACGGCAATCAGGAAGTCTTGGCATCTTGGGTATGCATATTCAAGAACCTTTCGGGCATCTTTGACCGACATATGTTCCAAGACGTCGCCAAAGATTATCAGATCGTATTTCTTGCCGTAGTTCAAATTTCTAACGTCAACGCAATAAACGTGTCGGTAAATGTTCGCTAAACCGTGCTTGTTGATGTTCGGTGCGTAAATCTCGACTGCGTCCATTTCGAGATAATCGTTCAACAGTTTTCCCCATTTCCCGTCACACGCCCCGACGTCAAGACACGTTGCGCCTTTCTGGAAATGGTCGTGAATCCATTTGACGGATTCGGGTTTTCCAATGTCTAAACTTGCCATAATCATTCCCCCTTAAACTTGTCGACTTCTTCCTTTTTCTGTTTGTATGCCAATACGAGCATACAAGTCCAAACCCAAAATGTGATTGCCTGAAATACGTTAAGGCAAATGCTAATTGTTAATGCAATGTTCATTTTCTTTTCTCCTTTTTAATCTGCGTAATATGATTCGTTGTTTCGTCTGAATGCATCTTTCGGGACAAACGGCAAAATGGATTCAAGGCAAATGTCCCTGTGGTTGTATGATGCCGTTTTCTCGTAGTTCCTCTTTTTGCCAAGAACCTTCCAACCAACCCGATTGATTGAGTACGCAATCAACATCGTTCGGATTTCCGATGCGTCCTTGACGGAATCGTCGATTTTGTATATTGCGTCCAACGTGATTGTATTTTCGGCGGACAGGAAGTTTTGCAATCTTTCGATCTTCTCGCAAATGGAACTGTATTCAAGATTCTTGGATTCCGTCGGGTTTGAATCGGAACCGCCCCTGATTGCTTTTGCGTCATACTTGGCAACGCCTGACATCGACGACAGGATTTTTTCTTTTCTGGTTTCAAGTTCCGCAATCTCCGCCGACACGTCCCAAGTTCTCCGCAACCATTTTTCAACGTCAAATAATTCGTCTTTCATTGCGGATATTCCCCCAATTCTTGCCACCTGACATAAATTGACGCCTTTTCCGCGTATGTCTTGACGCATCTTTCGTCTGCGACCTGGGCATCGTCCAACCAAAACCCGCAATCGGTCATACAGTCTTTGAACAACTTCAAATAATTGTCCGTGTCCGGTTTCGTCGTCTTGTACTTGCCCCATTTCTTTTTGTCTTTGACGTCAAACACGAATAAAACGAATAACTTTATCGGGGCAGCAGACGGGTTTTCGGGTGCGTATTTCTTCAAGGCATATGTGAACGCATACCGCGCCGCCTCGACTTTGCTTTTCTCGTAGAAATATGGTCTGCCGTTCCTGATGTAAACGCCTTTTTCCTGTGACGTGGTTCTGGGCATCGTTTCTAATTCGATCTTGAATTCGTCTTTCATTCTGAACCCCCTTTCTTCGGTGACGGACAATGCCCGATAAAGTTTACCGACATTATGCGTCCGTATAACTCGTCAACCGCCTTTTCCCATTCCTTGTTTTCCTCGGTTTCGGGGCAATGGTCGCAAAGGTCGCAATCACCGACGCAGACCTGACCGTCGCATTCTTCCGTATAACGATAAAGCGAACAACTCATTTCGATTCCTCCGTTTTCTTCCACTCTTTCATTTGACGTCCGCAATGCGGGCAGAACTTCGTCTTGAACTTGTGGTAAGTTCCGCATTTCGAGCAAACGCCCGCGTCCGTCAATCTTCCTGTTGCACCGTCGACCCAATCTTTCCATTCGGCGCAGTCCTTCTTGATGTACCGTTTCGCGGTGGCAATTAACAGGTCGAACGCCTTGTCGATTCTTTCGACTTCCCTTTCGTCCCTGTCGCCGTAATCAACGTCGACTTCCTGATTTATGATGTCGATTGCATCTTCGATCGTGATTGGCGGTTCTTCCTCGAATCCGCATTCCCACAGTTCACAGTTCTTGTTACAACCGCTAAACTGTTTCGAATTGCCTGATATGCGGTGAATGCACCTTGCGCAGTTGTCGTTGTATGTGTCGTCGAAATCGTCGTGTGCGTCCCTATAACTCCAAGACATACCGCACCCCCTTAAACTTCAAACGGAACGTTGCCTGACTGTTCGTTGTTCTGTGGTTTCGGTGCGCCCAACAGTTCGACGCGATCAACAAGAACAAAATATGCTTTCCTGTTCTGTCCGTCCTGACCTTGCCAAGTTCTGGTCTGTAAACTTCCGCAGACGCAGACCTTTTCGCCTTTCTTGACGTACTGTTCGACAACGTCTGCCGTCTTGCCCCAAACGGTGCAATCAATCCAATCTGTTTCCTTCTTGCCGTCCTTGCCCTTGCGGTCAACGCCTAACGACAATGTAACGACCTTTGAACCTGACGGCGTGTTCTTGATTTCCGGTTCTCTGCCTGTTCTTCCGATTAACATTACATAATTCATTCTGATTTCCTCCTGTTTAAATTTCGTAGGGCAAACAATCGCCCATTTCTTCCGATTGAATCGGTCTGTTCTTTTCTTCTTTCTTCCATTGCGCTTTCAGTTTCGGGTCTGCCCTTAACCATTTGACGAACTCGTCTGACATTTTGCGAATTTCGGGTGATATGTCCTCGTCCTTCAATTCGCCGTGTCTTGCCTCCCAAATCAGTTCCCAAGTCGGACGGAGATTTTCAACGTCTGTCAGACTTCCTTGTTCCAATGCCCGAAGGTCTTTGCATCGGGGCAGTAATTCCGCGATCTGCGGCATCACCTTGTTTGCCTTTATCCATTCGTCGACCGCCTGACTGACTGTCCGATAAGTAAAGTCTTTAAAGTAGATTTCCCAAATGCCGATTCTGTGGTCTAACTCCGACGAATTGTAGATGCGGTCTGTGGAGAAATAGGCACCGTGCAAACGCAGAACGATTTTCGTTGTTTCTTCTTTTGTCATTGTGCGTCCCCTTCCTGTCCGTATTTCTGGTAGTAGTCCGCGAACCAATCCTGTTTCTGTCCCGTCGGTTGCTTTAACGCATATAAACCCTTCCAATCGTTAAGAACGGATTGTTCGACAACGGCAACTGCGGTTTCAATATCACCGCCCGAAAGGTCTGATGCCTTTTTGATCGCTAACCGCAATGCGTTTTCCGTCAAAGGTGACTTTATCTTTTCCCGCATTTCTATAAATTCCCGAAATGCTTTTTTCAGTCTGTCGTCAGGAACAACGGATTCGAGAATTTCAGAAAGAGAACTTTTCTCTTTGTATATTTCTCTTTTACTCTTACTCTTACTCTTACTCTTACTCTTACTCTTACTCTTATCGGACAATGTCCTTTTTGATTGAGGACATTTCGAGGACATTTCGAGGACATTGTCCTCAATTTGTCCTTCATTTGTCCTCTCGTTGTCCTCGGTTTGTCCTAACTGTTCACGCCACGCCCGTTTTTTCTTCGCCCATTCGGTTTCAAAACCAATCATTGATTCGACCTTTGGCAGAATGATTGTCCCGTCGTCAGAAATCTCAATCATTCGGAATTTTTGCAAGATTTCCAAAGAATGATTGACGATGTCGGCATCGGTTCCGGTTATCGTTGATAACATTTCGGGTGAATACGGGATTTCTTCGGAGAACCGCAGTTCCCCGTCGTGGTCGACGGATTCGAGCATCAATTTGAGATAGAACAAAACAATCTGTTCGCCGTTCGGCATTGATTCAAGAATCCTTATATCGTGGCGTTTGAAAAAATCTTTTTTCAATTTAAGCCAATAATATTTCCCGTTCATAATTACTCCTTGTTGCCAAACGGAACAACCTTCCTGATTCCTTCGTCGCCATAAACGATGCGCCCTGATTCCGAGATAAACGGAACGACGGGCAGTTCAACGTCAGAATCGGAATCCGCAGTCGTAACCCTGATTGAATAGTAGTCAATGTCCTTGCCGACCTCGTCGTCGTATGCGTCGGGGTTTTCGTGCGTAAATAGGACAACGTCAACGTAAATCTGTTCTGGATAATACTTGCGGATTGTTGATGCCAAATGTTCCGCCGCTTTCTTGACTTCCGTATAAACAATCTTTTCTTTCATTTCTTCCGACCCTTTCACCAATTCACGAACGGTCACGTTCAAGGCGTCCGCAAGTGATTTCTGCGTGTCCTTCCTTGCGTGTGACATATAGTCACCCTCGCATAACCGCCTGATTTCCTGCGTGGAAACGCCCGACAGTTTCGACAACTCAACCGTCGTTACGTTCCTCATTTCCATAATTGATTTCAGATAGTTCATTTTCATTTCCTTTCATTTCGTCTAATAAATCCTCAATCCTGACTTGGTTTATGTCCTCGCCTAACCACCAACGCAACCATTCCTCACCGCTTTTGTAGGTATTCTTTTTCCCTTCTTTGATTCGTTTCTGAATCGTGCGATCTAACGCCCGAATATAGTTCTTTTTGTACTGCGGATAATCGTTAAATTGTTGGTTCTGTTGCTTTGCCCCCCAAGCGGGCAACCGATGCAACCGACCCTTTTATAACCGCGTGAATAAAGGACATTCATTTTGACGTTGTATTGCCTGACGTATTCCCAAATTTCCGCATCGGTGAAATGGTAAACCGGATTGACAATGGTTGATTTGTTCGCCTTGCAAGCCTGTATAAATACGCACTCGTAGGCGTCCTCTTTTCCCATTTGGTCTAACTTGAACATTGTGTATGTATGTTGCAACGATCTATATTCCGCATCGTCTTTGGTCTTGCCTCGCGTTGCGAATGAATCTTTGCCCGAACGTCCGATAGATTCCGCCTCACGAACTCCAACGGCAATCATTCTGTCGGGGAATGTTCTTTCCTTTAAGATTCGGCAACAATACCTTGCAAGCCTTGTCGGAGGAACGCCGTTTAATTCAATCAGTTTCCACATTGACGTATGTTCGCCGCGAAATTCGGGTCTGAAAACTTCCGTGTGGATTCCCATTGATTCACATTCCTTAAAAACGTCCCTGATGTGATAAACCGTTTCTGGCGCATCAACCGTCGTATGATTGTTCACGACTTCGAAATCGTCAGGTCGCAGACAACGTTTCGCAATGTCTAACATAACGTCGGAATCTTTACCGCCCGAATAACTGACGATTAAAGGCTTGTTGTAGTATGTCTTTGACATATCGGCGGCAAGCCTCAAAACCTGTTGTGCCTCGCGGATTTTATCTTCCAACATAATCACAACCCCAGGTCGAAGGGCAGCATCGAGGCATCAGACGTCGGAGGCGTTGCGGGTTGTGCCTTTTTACCGCCTGATTTCGCCTGTGCTTGGTATTCCTCCGAATCAACGTCCTTCGTATCGTCCAACAGGAACAAGCCGTTCAAGGCGTATTTGCGGGCGTATGACGACGTCGCACCTGTGACCTGTGCCGCGTCCATTCCCTTTTTGTCGTCCGCCTCCCTTGCGTATGCCGTGACGGAAACAAGGTCGGAAACTTCACAATCAAGCAACGTCGCCGTTGCTTTGACATATACACGCCCGCCAACTTCGACGATTTCATCGGAGATTGTCAAAGCGACCTTGTATTTTTCCAAATAGGGTTTGACCGCCTCGCAAATGCTTTCTGCGTTCCTATACTTGTATTTGCCAAAACTGTTGTATTGGTCTTTCGGTGCTTTCAATGCGATCTGAATTGCATTCAGTTTTATTTTGATACTTTCGCCCATAACGCACCTCATATCTCAAATCTGGATTCGCCCTTTGTGGCAATCCTTTTCAATAGAACGTACTTGGCAACGTATGAGAACGAACCGTCCCTGTTCTTGACCTTCAATGTTTCGGTCTTGATTAAATACTTGGACGAGAATTCAACGTCCTCGTTCTTGATAGTCCAAATAATCGACGCAAGGCGCATAATTCCCATATGGTATGCCTGACGTGCGGTTATATATCCGCGATTCAACAAAGCCTTTTCAACCTTTTCAACCTGTGTCATAAAATCACCTTTGCCCTTTCAAAATGGTCTGAAATAATCGTGGTAAACGGATTCGTCCTTTGTTCTGTTGTCCACGATTTCGATAACTTCCGTCTTGCCGTCTATCAACGACTGATTCATTGTTTCCAACTCGGAGATTTTGGCGTTCATTCTGCGGACTTGGTCTGCGTCGATGAAAACTTCCGTGATGATTCCCGCAAGGAATCCGACCGCAGATGCGCCGATTACATAAATTACTGTCAACATTTCATTTCCAACCTTTCATTGATTTTTGCGTTGAGCATTTCCCATTCCCGTTCCGTGAATCCGTCTTTTAATGCCTTGAACACATAGGAACGCGATCTGTTTATCGTTCGCCCGATGTCGTCGGCAGAATTAAAGAACTGATAAAGGACGGGAAACTTTGCCTGACCTGGTCTTGTCGTTTTCATACGCATTCCCTTTCCTTGTTTGTTCCGTTTTTTGCAACCTCGTTCGCAAAAAAATAAACGGGAATATCCTTTGCGGGAATCCTTAAAACCTTGACCGCCTGTTCGATTCTGTCCGCTTTCCAATTTCCCGACGCAAGCATACGGGAAAGGACGGACGGGTCAACGCCGATTGCCTTTGCGAATTCTGCGCGGCTTTCGAACTTCTTGTCAATCAATGCCTTTAACTTCTCCACAATCCAACCTCCTTTCATTCGGTTTTCGGTTGCGTTTTTTGCAACCAACTAAACACTAACATTCCGTTGCATTATTTGCAACCCATAATTGCAAAATTTGCAATTTGTAACCCTGTTGTCATATAATCGGGGTTGAAAGGTTGGTGATTCTATTTGGATAATTTATACATAATCAAAAAACGGTTAAATGAGGCAATGAAACTTCGCGGAATGACTGCGTCGGAACTTGCCAACAAATCAGGATTGGCGAAGTCGTCCGTTTCCCGTTATCTGTCAGGCGAAAACATACCGCGTTCAATCGCGATCGGTAAAATGGCAAACGCATTGAACGTGTCGCCCGCTTGGATTCTCGGTTATAACCTGACGATTGACGGACAGGAAATCCCGACGATAGAACTTGACAAACTGACACCCGATAATCAGGCGCGGTTGATTGCCTATTATCAGGGATTGATTGACACACAAGGGGAATGACTATGGCAACGCCCAAATGGAACAAAGAACGCAAACTGTGGGTAATTCAAGGACAAAAGAACGGAATCAAAAAGACGTTTTACTCGTCGACTTCCGGTTTGAAAGGCAAACGCGAAGTTCTGGACAAATACGACGAATGGTTGGAATTCGGCGGCGTAAAGAATCTGACCGTCGCCCGTGTCGTCGAACTTTACCTTGCCGACATAGAATCACGCCTCGGCAGACGCGACACATACACGCAGAATGAACAATATTGCCGTCTGTACGTCCTCCCACGGCTTGCAAACGCCAAAATGAATAATCTGTCGATTCGGGACTTCCAAGCGATTATAAACGACGCCAAGCCGCATTCCGCGCACGTTAAAAGCCTGTCACACAAAACCCTTTTGAATCTGCGCGGCGTATTGGTCGGATTGCATCGGTTCGCATACAACAATTATTACTGTGATGCGTGGCGCGGTTCGTTGTATATCCCGAAAGGACGCCAAAAGAACGAACGTGATGTTCTCCAACCTGACGACATAAAAAGGTTGTTTGAACCTTCCGAACTTTGGTATGCGCCCTGTTTTCAAGTAATGTTGTTGTGCGGACTGCGCCCGTCCGAATGCCTCGGTTTGAAAACCCAAGACGTCGGCAACGGCGTTCTGTATATCAGGCGCGGAATCACGGACGACGGGCATATTTCCGAAGGTAAGACAAAGAACGCCCGCAGAATCGTTCCATTACCAACTTTGGCACAAGACATAATCACAAGCACAATCGAAAGGAATGTCAATGCCAATATTCGGACAGATTGGATTTTCTGCGGTTATTCTGGCGAACAACCGAATCAAAACACGATGCGCAAACATTGGAACCGACTTAAAAAGGAACGCGGATTCAAAGGGACGCCGTATTCCCTCCGACACACGTTCATTTCCATTGTCAGTTCGCAAACCCACCTTGCCGAAGGTACGATCAAAGAACTTGTCGGGCATTCAGATTCCTTCGACACCCTCGGCGGAACATATAAACATATTATCAACGGCGAATTGGAAAATGCCGCATCTGTAATCAACCTGACGTTCGAACGGTTGAAATCCGCACAATAAAAAATGCCCCTGTCGTTACCGGAGGACAGGGGCAACCAAATTGTCCTAACAATTCGGTTAAAGCAATTCAATTATAACAAAGTCATACAAAAAGTCATACATCAAAAATGACAAAAACCCCGAAACCATAATGGAATCGGGGTTTTATTTGGCGGAGACGGAGAGATTCGAACCCACCGCATACAGTTTTTCCGTGGACTGAAAACCCCGAAAAACCGCTTAAAATCGGCGTTTCTGATTTTCAACCCTTGCGGTTGTCCGTGGCGGAAAATACAAAAACCATACAAAAAGTCATACATTGTCAATATTAGAAAGTTGCTCAAAGTTGCTCAAAGTTGCTCAAAGTTAAATTAGGCAAAAGAAAAACCCCGCAACCGAAGTCGCGGGGTAATTCTTTCCAAGAGGATAGAGGATTTAGTATGAACAGTTTTTTAAAGTAATAAAAGACGCCAAACGGATTCGTCAACGATTCCGTCCTGTGGCAAGTCGTAGCGGTCTTTTAATGTATTGACCGCCTGTTCCGTGTCCCAATCGAAATCGCCGTCCAATTCGAGATTTGAACTCCACCCGAATTGCATCAACAACGCCTTGACGGTGTTTACCTGACCGCCCGTTGAACCACGGGAAAGAACGTCCAACGCGATTGTGACCGTTCCCGACGGTTTCGGTTCGGGTTTGGGTTCTGGTGTCGGCTTGTCGTCCAATTCGTCGTAATAATCAAAAAACGTCGGTTTCCCGACGCCTGATATGTAAGACGACCTGACGTCATATTCACCGTAATTGACCCCGTCACGTTTGTTACCTTCCACCGTGTAGATCGTGCAAACGTCCCCGTCGTCGTCGTAATCAAGATTGATTATTATTCCGACGTGGCTTTCGTGTCCGCGTTCCCCGAAGTAGATTATATCTCCGACGTATGCGTCGCCCGCGTCGTAGAAATGCCCGATGTTGCGGAAGTAATCTGCCCCGAAGGTGCAACCCGCAGAAAGGTTATTGTATGACGGTTGTTCGCCAAGATAATTTTGCGCATCGTATTTTCTGGAATAGTCGTCGTCAGAATCCGACGCAAGCATAAACAAGGCATCAATGAAAATGTGACACCACGGTTGACCGTTCTTGGTCTGCGGTGCGAAATAACCGACATTGTCGCACATTTCGCCAAATATCGTTCTGTTTCCGGTTTCTTCCGTGTAACCTTCGACGGCATATTGTATCGCGATTGCGATTACCCTTGTTCTTCGAATGCTGCCCATAGTCAACCGCCTTTCTTTTTCTCGTAAACCGTCTTTGCCACGATTACGATTGCGCCCAATGCCGTGTCGATCGCGGCAAGGCTTGCGGTTATCTGTTCACAGTAGGGAACATTCCAAACCGCACAAAGGGACGCAATCAAGGTGGTTATAGGTGCGGCAAACAAAGCAATATTCTTGATGATGTCGTATGTTTTGTCGTTCATAATTACTCCCTTCTTTCGTGAATGTTTAACTGATTTACGATGCCGTCAATCCGCTTGTGTGCGGAACTTGACGAACTTTCGACCTTGACTAAACGTTCCCTTATCTCGTCCACGTTGTCGGCGTACTTGTCCAACTTCTTTTCCAACTGTTCAATGCGATAATTAACCAACTTGTTGGAAATCATAACGCCCGAACCCGAACCGACAATCGTTCCGACAAGGGCAAGAATAGCAATTAAAACCTCATTACTCATTTTTATTTTCCTCTTAAATCTTCTCCGCACATAGGGCAAAAACGATATTCCATTTCGCCTTCTGTTCTTACTTTCCAATTACAAGACGGGCAAGCATAAATATTGATAAGGTAAGAACCGTTAACATCATTATCTCTTTCAGCCTTTTTTATCAGTTTCCACTTCTTCATACCTTTTCGCCTCTTTCTCGCATTTGTGGGTTAGAACGCAAACGCAACCGACAACGGTAATATATCACTAACCGCACAACCCGCACCCAAAAGACCTCCGAGATATATGCCGTCATTTTTTAGCACTATTGTAATGGGTGTTCCTCTGCCTGTGATTGCCAATGCGTTTTTCAATGCGTCGCCTATTCCAATTGATGTGGTGAAATTTAAAACCTTTGTATCACTATTTGTAAAAGTGAACGGGTCGGGAAACCTCAATGATAATGTGGCAATAATAAAATGGCTTGATTTGATTATCTTCGTTCTTGAACCAAAATCAACCATATTATTAGCCATTGAAAATGCCCAACCAACCTCTGTCGCAACATCTTGATTTCCGTTAATCTTCAACCCACCTGCGAGAACCTCATTACCGCTCCAATCTAATGTTCGAGCATTTGAACGGTTGCTTGTACTTGTGCCGTTGCCGACAATCTCGATAAAATTTCCGCGCACATTTTCCCCCGCCGTGCTTGTATCGGCAAGATTATTTTGACCAAAAACATGTTGCGCTCTGTTTTTTGCGATTGTGTTTTCACCTTCTGCGTGACTATAATTTCCGCTTGCGGTTGTTCCTGTTCCTTCTGCGTGTGCTGTATAACCGCTTGCCGTTGTGACTTCGCCTTCGGCATGCGCTCTTATTCCGCTTGCGACCGTTGAGTTGCCTTCGGCAAATGAACCGCTACCGCTTGCCGTTGTTGAAATTCCAACCGCAACCGAATTTGTGCCTACTGTGCTACCGCTTGCCCTGTTCAACGACAAACTTCCCGTTCCTGTCGGGTTAGCACTATCCAATTTCGAGCCATAAGGCACAAGACCTTGACCTTGTGATTGTACTACAAGCAATTTATCTGCTGATGTTGGTGTTACGGTTTGAAAATCTTGTAATCTTGCCATTATTTATCTCCTTTCAGTTTTTCGACCTCGGCGGTCAAGTAATCAATCTGTGCCTGTTGACGTTTGATGATTTCCTGTAAGTAGGGAATCATTCCGATATAATTGAGGCTTGCCGTTGATTCTTCGGTTTCTGGTGTAACAAGGTTCGGGAGAACTTCGGCGACGTCCTCGGCAATGAATCCGCGTTGGTCTGTTCCCCTTGATTCGTCGATGTAGTCGAAGGAAACCGCATCAAGCAACAGGATTTTTTCTGCGTCCTCAATCGGCTTGATATTCTTCTTGACCTTACGGCTTGAACTCTGGTCGACCTGTACGCAAGAAACGTGTCCGTTGTAACCAAGCAACATAACGTTTCGATCGCCGTTGGAATTGTAGACGTAGACCATTCCCGCGTCGTCATATATCCAATTGGAAACCCTCGTTTGATTGCTCGCGTTGGTGACAGTAACGCCCGCCTTTGAGTAAATGTTCCCCGTTGCATTTATGTTTCCCGACGTCGACAAGGACGAACCCGAGATTGAACCGCCCGAGATTGAACCCGTCGTTGACAACGAAGTTCCTGACACCGCGCCCGAAGATGCAACCGCACCAAACGACGCACCTGTTATCTTTCCGGTTGTGGTGAAGTTTCCCGTGTCGCCATAACCCCAAATGGTCGGGGTTTGAGAACTGTTCTTAAACTGAAAACGACCGTTCCCCGAGTAGTCCCACATCTCCGCGACTTCCTGTGCGGAACTGTCCAAAATAGCAAAATGTGTTCCCGTGTTCGGGTATTTGAAATATCCCCTTGCGTTCCCGCTTGCGTCTTGCAAAGAAAATTCGTCTTTTGCCTTGAACAATTTAGCCGTGACCTTGCCGTCTTTGGTAATGTCAAGGTTTGTGGCACTAACCTTCAACGTGTTTGTAGTAAACGCAATTTCGCCACTACTGATTGTAATTGACGATGCCCTGTTGCTCATATCGGTTGCCATTTTGCCGTTGATCGCGGTTCCCTGTGATGATACCGTGCTCGACAAACTGTCGACTTCGGACTGCGATGCCTTCAACGTGATTGCCTGTGCGTTCTGTTCGATTGCGGTTCCTTGTGTTGAAACCGTGTTTGACAAGGTGTTAAAGTCGGTTTGTGAAACCTTCGATGCAATCTGCCCGTTCATAACGGTCAGGCTTTGATTTACCGTTGTAATCTTGCCGTCGGTGTAACTGTTCGCAGAATTCTTCGCGTTGTTCGCCTTTGTCGTTGCGTCAGTTGCCGCCGCATTGATCGCGTTATTCTGGGCGTTGTTTGCTTTGTTGGTGGCATCGGTTGCCGCCGTGCTTATTGCGTCCGCCTCTGCGTTGTCGATAGCATCTGCCAAACCGACATACGAACCGTCGATGTATAATTCCGCCGCGCTTAACTTTCCGCCAAATGTGGCGTTTCCGCTTGCGTCTAACGTGAACTGACTTGAATTGACAACAAGACTGTTGGAATCAAAACGAATCTGTCCCGAATCAATGAGAATGGACGACGAGCGATTGCTCATATCCGTTCCCATTTTGCCGTTTAACTGCGTATTGACCGTGCTTGTGTCGGCTTTCAGTAAGATTGCACTTGTATTCTGTTGAATCAACGTGCCTTGCGTCGTGACCGTTCCTGATAAGGAATTAAAATCGGTCTGCGTTACCCTTGCGGAAATCTCGTCCGACAAGACCTGGAATTGACTTGAAATCGCGTAGGGTTTATACAATGCCGATTCGCCAATCAACTTGACGTTGTTTGCGGCAATAACCGTGATGTCGTTTCCCGAATAGTCTTGAATCGTGACGTATGAATAGTCTTGCAACGGTTCTTCGTTGACGTCGGCAATGCAAACGCAACGAATCGTCCCGCCGTAGTCTGCGGAATCCCTCGCAACCGTAATTGAATCCGTGTCCGACGCAAGTTCCGTCACGCCTGATTCCTTTACCATATACCAAGTAAAGATCGAATCATACAAAGTCGTAACGTCGGTCGACAGACCTTTTATAAGGTGCGCCGTGTATGTGACATTGGCATTCGTTCCGTCGTCGTCGTTGTCTATCGCAAGCCAAAGACCGTCCGCACCCGAAGGACCTTGAATACGTCCGACGTTCTCCCAAGAACTCGTCTGCGTATTCCATACGACCAAGTCGGTTCCGACCAAGTACGCAT